GCGCGGCGCTCAGGTCGCGCAGGTTGTGCTTGCCCTCCAGCTTGCTCATGTTCGCGCGCACGTCCGCAGGCATGCCGTCAGCGCCAGGAGGACCTTGTTTTCCGGGGTCGCCCTTGAAGAACGGTGCAAAGGTGGCTTCCATTGGCGCCGCGCTGGCGCTTACGAGCTTCAGTGACAGATTGATTGGCGTCAGGTCAGGCATGGGTCACGCGCTCCACCACATTGATTGTCTCGGTGTTGGACAACACCACCTGTCCCGCAGGGCTTTGCAGCCGAATATCCATCACCAGCAGTTCCAGCGGCCAAACGGTCGACTGCTGAGCGCTGGCCGATAGCGAGACAAGGCCCGTCGCTGCATCGACAAATTCAGCACTCAGATCCTGCACAAGCGCGCCGGTAAGCGCGGTGCGCAGCTGCGAAGCGATGCTCCAGCCGGTGAAGTCCATCACCGAACCGCTGTTCAGAATTTGGCCCGCATAGGCGAAGTCCTGGCCGCGCTTGAAGTCCGTTGTCATCTGGGCACCGCCTGTCGGTTATGCCGGCTTTACCGGCCAGTCGATCGTGCGCGGAAACCCGGGTTGCGACGTCACCGCGCGCAACGCCTTGCGGTATTGGCTTAGCGCCTTCAGCAACGCTTCCTCATCGGTCGAGAGCTCGCCCAGAACGAATCCGTCCATCAGCGGCGCGACACGTTGGTCTGCCTCAGCGAGCAGCGTCGCCTGCTGCGCGCGTGCGCGAGCTGCGAGAAGGTCGGTCTCAAGCGCGATGTCGAGCGTCCACTCGTCGTTCTGCCACACATGCGCCGCGGACGGGCGTGCCTCGTCGGTCAGGAACACGGGCAGATCGCCGAGGCCGCTATACGTGTCGTCGATCGTGAACGGGGATCCGTCGGCAGTGCGAAACAGCGGCACCGCGCGGTAGTCGGGCACGAGCGTCCAACTCCCCTGCGGCCAGTTCTGTGGCGCCTTCCCCTGTTCGTCACGATAGACGGCTACCTGGCGCTCGCCGCATGCCGGGGGCGCGCTGGGCGTCGCGAACCCAGGAACAATGGGGTCGTCAGGCTGCAGCGGGTTATCGTCGGCCACGCCTGTCGAAAGAAACTCTCCAGTGATCGGGTGATAGTTGAAGATTTCCCGTCGCGGCGCGGGACTGGCCTCGGCGATGGGCTGGTTGGAGCTCTCAACTCCGGCGTTCAGGTCTTCCATGTGTAGCCTCTCAGTACTTGATACACGCAAGCAGCGCGACGTTGCGAACGCGGTTCTCCGCCCCCACAGCCACACCGACGCCGACATCGCCCGTGGTGGTCGAACGGTTGATCTGAAGAGTGGAACCGCCAATGTTGATGATCCCGAGGCCCGGCGCGTCATGCCACCAACTATTCCCGCCCGGATCGTTGACGTGCCTGTGCTGTGGCATCTGCTGCGCCTGCGTGCTGCCGAAGCCCCGGCCGCTGTCGACGCCGCGGCTGTCGTCCCAGACCCGGATGAACTCGCCGCGCAATTCCGGCAGGTTGAACGTTGTCGATCCATCGCCCGCGCCGAATGTGGTGCCGATCTCGTTGAAGAGGTCCGCGTACGTGATGCGCGAAACGGCCCCGCCACTCGCTTTCAGGAAGCCCGACGGCGCGGCGCTCTTGGCGTGGTAGACGATGCTGCCCGGAAGCAGATGTCCGAGGTTCTGGACACCCAGCAGGCCGAGACTCACCCACGCCGTGTTTGCGGCGTTTCGCATCTTGAGTACACCGGCGCTGGTGTCCGCCCAGAACATATGGGGAAACGTCACCGTCGGCGCAGACGTGCCGTTGTTGTTCCCCACGAGCGCCAAAAGCGCCAGATTCAGGTCGGCGCGAAACGCCGCCCCCGCCTGATTGGCGATGTCCATGTCGTGTTGTGACATGCTCTTCCTCTCTTGTTAATAGCCTTTCGCGTCCCAGTCGAACCTGCGGGAGATCGGCGTACCTGCGCTGTTGAAGAAATTCACCGTGAAGCCGGCAGTGGTAGGCGTGGGGCTGATCGTGAACCAGTCGCCCTGCTGCATGTTTTGCGCCGTGATGCCAATGGCGGGCACGATCCGGAACGGCTTTTCGAACGTCACAGTGGTGGGCCCAGCCGCCGACACGACGCCGCGGCCGAAGTCGATGCGATCAGGCATATCGACGCTGACTGTTAGCCCGTACACCACGACGTTGTGGTTTGCCGACGCGCTGGTCAGATCGACCTTCCACTGGAACGCTCGCGCTTCGTAGTCGCCCATCGAGAAACGCTGCCACTCTGTCCATGTCGGCGTGCCGACGGGGTCATCAGCCGTGGTCCGCACGAACAACGCGACAGACGTATCCTCGATTAGCCCTCCATCGATGTCCGACCAGTTGTCGAGGTAATCCAACCGACCGTCGATCATGTCTCCGGTGTCGAACGACACGGAATCGATGGTCGCCGTCAGGCGCGACTTCTCCACCGCGCCAAGGTCTAGCGAGTTCGCGAAGAAGTACGTTCCGCTATCAACGATGCCGCCAATCGAGTCGATCAGCCCCCAACCGCCCTGCCCAATGACGTCGTCGATCTTGCCAAGCCCGTCGATGGCCAGCTGAGAGTCCCACAAGCCTGTCGCGTCGCTCAGCCCCTGATCGTCGATCATGCCGAGGTTGATCAGCTTGATGCCGTTCAGCGACGGGTCCCTGACCACGTTCGTCTTCACGCCGGCAAAGGCCGGGTGTTCGGTAACCGTGGCAACGATGTTCAGATCGATCAGCGCAGGCGCGGTCGTAACGACCATCGCAGCGGCGGGCGACTCGTGCCCAGTCGAATCGACCCATTTCGCCAGGTACACGCCTTGCAGCAACGGCAGTTGCACTGAGTTCGCAGCGCCGGACACGAGACCGCCAATGTCGATGGCACTGCCCCACGTGGGCTGCACGAGGTCCGTTGTGTGCCGAATGCGGGCCTGCCCCCCGTTGCGGACGTCGAGATCGGTTGCAGGATCCCAGGTCAGATTGGCGAAGCCGTTCAGGACGGTCAGCGACAGCCCCGTCAGGTTCCCGGGCGGCGCCAACTTCCCGACGATGACATGGGCCGTCGAATAACTCCATTCCGGGCTGCGCACGCCTAGCGAGGACACGAATCGCGCCCGCACCTGGTACGCGATGCCATCTTCCACCGGCGAGATATAGACGCTCGTAGCGTCAGCCGCCAAGGTGGTCAGCGTCATCCAGTCGGTGTCCCAGCGCCGATATTGCAACTCGACGCGCCCCAGTTGTTCCAGGGACTGCTCGCGCGGCGCCGGCCATGTTACGTATGCACGTGACACCACCACGCCACTGTCGGTGACGATCAGGTGCTGCTCACCCGAGTCGATGAAAATCTGACCTACGTTCTCAACCGCGAACGGATTCGGCAGGTTTGTGTCTGGTGCAGGGTCGTTGACCGTCGCGTCACCATAGTTCCAGTTGTAGACGGCCGCCGCTTCTTCGTTCAGGATCAGATCGATTCCGCCGTCGTCGCTCATCTTCCACGACATCACCCGGAAGACCTTGTTCGACCAGCCGAACTTGGCGAGCGAGAGATAGACCGTGCTGTAGGCAGTGAGCTGAAATGCCGTCAGCTTCGCCGGGAAGTTCACCACGATGCCTTGGCGCGATCGCTCCAAGATGATCTTGGCGAGGCGCTGCGCCATGATCGAATCCGTGGTGTACGGCAGCTCGATGTCCCGCTCGATCACCTCGCCGTCATACCCTGCGTAGGTCGGATTCTTCACCGCCGGGAAGTCCGACGGCTGCCACGCATTGGCAGGGTTAATGAAAGTGCCTTTGACGACGTTGAAAAGGTCCTTGCGCGAGATCCGCGGTGACACCTTTACTGGGCCACGGAGATCCGATTCGGTGAGCGTCACCGTCGGCGTCTCGTATGCGCCAGCGAATACGCGAAACACGCCGCCCGAAATCACGATGGGGCCACCACCGGCCGTCGCCATTTCCGTCAGATTGTCGCGCGGCGACTTATCACTCATCACGATACCGTCGCAGCGGTACCTGGATTGGAAGATCCCGCTACCCAGATCCAACCATTCATCGCTGATGTTCGCCGCCGTGATCACCGACTGCTGGTCAATGTCCGCATCGACACACCCGAAGCCGCGTTCGTCGCGCAAGTAGTCGTACACGCACAGCGCCCAGTTGTTCGTCCACGCAGTGACACCGGTTCGGGGATCCCAGAGCCGCTTCCCCCGCACCAATGCCTTGACGTTCGGCAGGCCGTTGGGAAATAGGTCGGCGTTGTACTCAAGCCGCAAGTACAGATAGCAGACGCCGCGCAAGCGGTGATCCCACGTCCAACCTGGCACCTCCGCCACCAAATCCCCATCCGCCTGCTGATCGACATGTCCCAAGTGCTTTTTAACGCGGACGTACCGATGCCAAGCGCGCCCCTCAAACGTGATGTCGATCGCCGTGGCATTTGGATCAATGCCGTAGACGTTGACGGTCGTGCCACCTTCGAGGTAGTCGAATCGCAACGTCTGGTTGTTATACGCGTTCTCCTGCACATTTAAGGGCCATGACGCAACCGCGGAATTGACCCTCCAAATCACGTTGCCGACATCAAAGGTAATGCTCGCGTGCGCGCCTGGCGTTATGGGGAAGCTCTTTGTCTGGCTCTCTCCCCAAGTCTTCAGAAACTTGCCATTTGTCGGCTGCCCAAACTCGTCGAGCGTGCCGACGGGATCCTCACCCAGATAAACCTCTTCGATGGCGTCGCATTCGTGATCAGCCAATGCGATAACCAGGTGCATGAACTGGTTCTTCTTGCTGGGACCATCTGTGCTGGCCGCAAAGATCAGCGGGCCAGACGTCATTGCGCGCCCGTAGATGATGTTCCGTGGCTGGACGTTGGAGCGAACGACCTGAGTGCGACCTTGCGCTTCCGCTGCGAACCCATTGTTGGACTTGGGTTTAAAGATTGCCCCCATGATGGAGCCGATCGCGAACGAGATCGCAAAGGCCGTGACGGCATACACGAGCATCCCGACCGCCGTCGCGACAGCCACCGTTGAACCGGCTGCGAGGATGGCAGTTGCGACGGCGGCGGCAGCTGCTGCTGGCATAACGGGGTCTCCTAAACTTTCCAGGCCGCCTTTGCGACGCCAACAGGATGAAATTCAATGCCGAGCTCGCCTTGGGCCGCAATGGCAGCACCGATGTTCAGTGCCAGCGCTTCGCCGGTCGGCGTGTCAATTAGCATCACATCGCCGCGCCCTGCGAGTGCCGCGGGAATCGGGGGACCGAGGATCAGCGTGGCCAGCCCGGAGACGCCGCCGTTGTCGCGTAGCACCCGACGCGCGCCCTTTTCGGTCTGGTACAGCCCGCGCCAGCGCCCGCCCGGGTCGGTGCTCGTCATTGCCTCGATTCCGTCACAGACGAAGAGGCAACAGTCAGACTCACCCCATGAAAAAGCCCGCTCACGGCGGGCTTCGACAAACGCGGCCAGGCGCTCTGGCCAGTCACTCATACGTTGCATCAACGCCCCCAAAGAAGGTTTTTCTCTACCATCTGGGCCACGTATTCGAAGCCTCGATCGCCGGGATAGCGGCTCTGCTGGTCCTCGTTGTTGTAGCGGCGCACGCGCGCCTTGTCCCACGAGACCATTCGCGACTCAGCCGTGAGCGTGATAGTGGCCGTGTCGCCGACTTCCGTATCCATAGTGTCCATCCGACCCGAGAACAGGCGGATCGGCTGCACCACGAGTTGCAGGTCCTCGCGCAGCGGCGCAAACCATATCTGGCACGCCCGGCCCTGGTACTGCTCTGTCAGAGAGATAGCGACCATGTCGACGGGAACACCAGTAAGGGTCAGCCTTACCCCTGTCGCTTCCAGACTGGCCTGTTCCTCAATCGGCTCAAGGCCCCCGAGCGCTCCGAGGCCCATCCACGTCTGTCCGTTCCACGCAATGTCATACCCCGAACTGCAGACGCGTAAGGGCGCCGAGAAGTCCAGCTGCACGAAGAACAGATAAGGAACATGGCCGGCCTGCACTGCCGCTGCCGTTGCGCTGTCGATGACGCGGTTCATCCGAAAGCCTCCGCGCAGGAAATCACCACGCTATCGGAGATTCGACCTGGAAGCACGGACACCGCGTATTCGTCGGTCGTCAACATCATCGTTGCACGCGGCCTGTTTAACGTAATGGCAGCATTGTTGGCCGGCGCGCTACGGAAGGCAGGTGCCACGGAAACAGTGGCCAGCCCAGCCGAATCACTGGTGACGTCGGAGATCACCATCTTCAGTTCGCCGCCCACCGCAAGGTAATCGCCAGCACGCAAAACGAGCGTGCTGGCCGGCCACGCTTTCGTGGGCAGCGCCTTAAAGTTGGACATGGTGCCGTTGACGAGCGGCGCATAGGCGGACGCCCCCGGCCGGCCATGTGGCCACAGCGTGAAGCGGCCAGCCATCCCGCCGAGCGAAGCAAGGAACGCCTGAAGCCGACCGGATTGAATAGCATCCATTGGTGGGAACTCCAGCGTCACCTTCCATCGGGTACCGGGCCGCTCAACGGTTTGTACGGACCGATTCAATGGCGACGAGAAGCTTTCCGTGTTGGATTGCAGGCCCCACGTCGCCTTCGACGGCACGAGATCCACCGGCCAGTCGAGTGTCGCCATCAGTTACCTCCGGACCAGTTGCTGGATGTCCCCGCCTCGCGACAGGTTCTGTTTGATCTCCGCCACGGCGGCATCTTTTGCTACCTTCATCGCCTGAAGAATGGATGCCTGGTCGGCGCGGCTGTCGACACTGATGTGCTGCACAACAGTTACATCACCGCCGCCGGCAGCCCCCAATCCGCTCAGCGCGCTGTTGGGCGCGATACTTCCAGACGCCGGCGGGACGAACAGTTCCGGGCCAACCTCGCCCACGATATACGGCTGCCCGGCATTCACCGGGCCGCCTGCCGCGCGCAGCTCAATGCCCTGCACTGACGACATGTCGACAGGCGACGTGCTTGAAATTCCCGCCGTTCCGGTGTCCACACCTCCCGCGCCGCCCAGCGCGCCAGTGGCCATCCCAACCAACTGCCCGAACAGGCCCGAGAGCGCCGCGCGCGCCTGGATGCGGATCAGGTCAGCAATGACAGCCTGCGCGAAGTCGCCGAAGTTGAACTTGCCCGTCGTGGCGAACGACACGATGCCGTCTTCCATGCGCCTGAAGGCGTTCGTGGCCGCCCCGCTGGCTTGCGCCATGGCGTTACGCGAGGAATCCGCGTAGTTGGCCATGGCCTCGGTGGCCCCGTTCACCCAGTCGGACTGCTTCTCCCGCAGCGCCGCATAGTAGGCGTCGTAGTCCTGCAACGACCGCTCCAGCCCTGCGCTGATGTCCTGCTGGGCCTTCAGATACGCCTCGGAGCCCCGCGCCGCTTCCGGCGTGGCCTTCTCGAGCTGGAGCTGCAGGTTCTCGTACTGCGCATAGATCGACTTGACCTGCTCGGCCTGCCGCTGCGCATCGCTGCCGCGCCCGATGGCATCGAGTTGCCGCTGGTACTGCTCGGCCTGCGACTTCTGGTAGTTGCCGATCTGCGCGTTGACCGCGGCGGACCGCTCTTCCAGCTTGACGATGTCTTCCTTGTACTTGAGCGCGCGCTCGTGCTCGACGTTCTGCGCGAACTGCGCCTTGATCGCGTCCTGATTGGCCAGCAGGCTCTTCTGGTCGGCCGTCAGGATGTCCTTGCCCTTCAGGTCCGCAAGCTTCTGCAGGAACTCGGCCTGTTGCTTCTCGGCGCCCGTCAGCTTCTCGGATGAATCCAGTGCTGCGCGCGTGGCGGCGTCCTGGTCGCGCAGCTGCTGCAGGAACCGCGTCGCAGCGTCGTCCTGATACGCCTTTTCCTTCTTCGGCTTCGGGGTCTTCGGATCCTTGTACTTGGAGTTGATGCCCGCGACCAGGTTGGCATAGTCCTCGTCCGAGAACTTGCCGCCCGCAGCAAGGATGTCCTCGCGGTCCTTCTGCAGCTTCTCCAGCTCCTTCTGACGTCGCTGGGCGTTCGACATGACCGTGTCGGCCATTTTGTCGATGCGCTGCTGCGCGGAGATCGCTGCTTCCTGCCGACGTGCGTTGGCTGCCGAGGTTTCCGCCGCGCGCTGCTCCATGCGCTGCTGTTCCTGCAACATGGCCACCTGCTGATCGATCTGCGCAACACGCCCGGCCGCCAGCCGATTACCCTGGATGTCGCTGCGCTCGCCCATCAGGGTATCGATGCGATCCTGCAGCGTCGGGCCGGTCGACAGGCCCTTCTTCGTCTCTTCCCAGAACCGGGAGACCGTCTGCGTCAGGTCACGCCACGCCTGCCCCGCCGCGGAGAGGTTCTTTACCGTCGAGTTCGCGACCTGCGCCGTCGCGGCGTCGATGACCGCCTGAATGGCCGCATGCTTGTCGCCAGCCTCCTGCAACGCCGCGATGTGCTGATACGTGGCCACATCCATGAAGTGCATGGATTGGTTATGCTCTGCCGCCCACTTCGCGGGGTCCTCGGCCAGCTTCGCATAGTCCTTGCTGACATTTTCCAGCGACTCGCCAGACAGCCGCGACGTGCGGATGATCACATTGGCGAGGCCTTCCATCTCGCCAGAGGTGTAGCGCCCCGTCTTCGTCAGGTCGAGCAGCACGTCGCGCGCGTCGCCGAACGACGATGTCGCGTCCACGGCGACCTGGCTGGCCAGCGCCTGGAACGAAGTGGCAGTCTGGCCAGCGTAGTTGCTGGTCAGCACCAGGGTATTGTTGAATTCCTTGGCTTCCTTGGTGCCCGCGTAGAACGCATAGCCCAGCGCGGCAGCCGCGGCGGCCGTCAGCGTGAACGGATTGATCAGGGCGGCCACATACGTGCCGACGGCGCGCACGGCCGGCACGACGCCGCCGAACATATCCTTCAACTGGCCGCCCTGCTGCGTCAGAATCAGCAGCGGGCTCTGGCCCCCGGCGAGCTGCGTGACGATGTCGGTCATCTGGGCCGGCACCATCCGCATGGCGGCCGCCGTCTGGCGCGCGGACGCACCGACGTTGTCCAAGGCCTCCTGCACCTTCTTGCCGCCACTGGCAGTGCGGTCGACTTCCTTCAGCTTGTTCAGGTAATCCGCCACCGCCTCGGTCACGCCGAGTTGCGCGGCCTTCTGCTCGAGCAGCTGCGTGCGCGTCTTGCCCGCCGAGTCGGAGATCCGCGCCACTTGTTGCACGAACGCATTGATCGCCCGCGCGCTGGCGTCGGAGCCATTGCGTGCGGCTTCGGCAACGGCCTCCTGCGCGGCCTTCGTGCGCCGCGCTGCCTCTTCCTGCTTCGCAATGAAGGCGTCGGCGCTGCTGCGCGCCTTGTCGAGTTCGGCCTTGTAGCCACTGGCGTCGGCAGTGACGCGGACAACGGTTTCATCAGCCACCGGTAAGCTCCTTCGCCTTCTTCTGAATCACTTCACCGACCGCTGCGGCCGCGGCCTTGCGCTTTGCCTCGAAGCCCGGCCGCAGGAAAGGCTGCGCGGCCATTTTCGACGTGCCGTACTCGAGGAAGCGCCCGTAGAACGCTTCCTTCGACCAGGTCACGAGATACGAAGCCAGCCGCCCGGGTACCGACTGCTCGTCGTCGTAGGCGATGATGATGTGCTCGCGCAAGAATCCGAACGGCCGCTTGCTCGACTTGCCCTCGTAGATGCCCTTGTCCACTGGCGCGCGCAGCTTCACCTCCGTGTGGATCACGCGCGCGCCGGCGACGGCCGCCTGACGAAGCACCGATTCGCTGGCGACTTCGTCGAGCGCGTTCAGGGCTGCCTTCAGGCCGCCCGGGTTCTCGACCGTTACTGATCTGGGCTTCGCCATCACGTCCTCGGGGGAAACATCGTTCGCGCGATCAGGTCAGACTGCGCGTCGGCGTCATCGAGCAAGATCGGCTCTGCGGAGCGCGCCGCGCGCCCGTGCTCATTCCACGGAATGAAGTCAAGGTCGCCGAACGGTGTGGCCTGCTTCTGCCGGTCGCGGTGGACGTTGCCTATCATCGACGCCACCACACCGGCCCGGAGGTCGTCGTAGTGGCTGCCCCACGGCTCCAGCCGATAGAACGCCATCCATTCGTTGAACTCGGCCGCGTCGATGGTCGCCTGAGCCTCTGCTACTGACTTTCCGAGGGCGAGGGCGAGGCGGAACCAGAATCGCCGCTCGGGGCGGCGGCGGAGTTTTTTTCCGCAGCCTCCGCGGCGCTCGGGCCGATACCGTTGAGCCGCAGCGACACTGCCAGTACGCGGTCCATTGCGGCCTGGCTCTTTGCGCGCAGCGCCGCGACATCGGTCTCGTCGAAGACCGGATTGCCGTCCTCGTCGATCACGGTGGACACCAGCACGCTCGCCGCGAACTGGCTATACGGCACCTTGTCCTCGCCCTGGCGGCCGAAGAACTCGTCGCGCGCCTTGCCGGACATCATGGCGACACGCACCGTGCCACCCCACTCCGGGACCTCCACATCTTCCGACTGGAGGTCCACGGCGGCCAGAATTGCTGCTTTCGACAAGAGGGCCATGTTATGCGTCCACCACGTCGCCAGTGATGCGCAGCGTCACGCCCGAGGTCTTCAGCACCTGATCGACGCCGCCTTCCAAGGGGCTGTTCTTCACGTAGCCGTTGAAGGTCTTCGTCTTGCCGTTGGGCAGCGTGAGCTTGAACGACTTCTGCGAACCCGCGCGCTTGGCTGCATCGACCGCCTGCTGGCCAGCGTCGTTGAAGTCCCGGTTCACATCGAAGCTGAAGGTGCCCCAGTCCTGCAGGCCGAGCATGAATTCCTTGGCCGTCGAGTCAAGATCGGTCACATCCAGTTCGCTGGCCTGGCCGTCGAAGCCGTTGAACGAGACCAGGTTCTCGATCTTCGTCCAGTTCAGCGGCGTGGCATTGCCGGCAGCGGTGACGGTCTTGCCGGTCGTGTCGATGTCTACGGCGAACGTGTTGGGGGTCTTGTTCTTCACCACCACGGTCTGCCCATTGAGCAGCGCCGCGTCGGCGCCGGTAAGGCCGGCCAGCGTGACGACGTCACCGTTCGCCAAGCCGTGGGCAGCGGACGTCAGAATCGTCGGAAAGCCCAGCGCGATGGCGGTGAGGGTCTTGGCCGCGCCTGCGGTGCTGGAAATTTCCAGTTTCGAGCCCTGCGCGGAAATTGCGGTAGATGGCATGTTGACCTCTTCAGATGAAAATGCCCGCGCAGGGCGGGCGAGGGAAAATCAATCAATCAGGGCCGGAACCAAACCGAGAAATCCAGCCGGCTCCCGTACAGCTTGGTGTCCGATTCGTACTGGCTCACCGGCGCGCCAATGGGGATGCCGCCGGCCGCCGCGATCGCCGTACGCGCGGCACGCATGGTTTCCCCCGAGGCGTCGCGAGTCGGCGACCACGCTGTGATCTGCATACGCTGGTTCTCGAGGTCAGCGGGTCCGTCCAGCCCGTTGACGTCCTGACCGCCAACGGCCTGATACGTGACGTAAGGCCCGACCGTTCCGGTGGGCGCCACGTCGGGGAAAATCTTGAGCCCGGCGATCGTCTTCAGGGCTTCCGCAACCACCTTCTCAGCGGAGTTAGCCATCGGAGCCACCTGTTTCGCAGACCAGATCGACGAACTCGCGCTTCACGCGGTCCGGCAGGATCGCCTTGATCCCGTATGCAGTGCCATCGGCGCACAGAATGCGCATAGCGGTGGTCACGCCCTCGGCCGCTGGCCATGGAATGCGCGCGCTGGCCTGCACGATCGACGTCGGCGCGTCGGAACGGATCGCCTCGATGCCGCTCCGGTGCAGGATGTTGGCCCACACCGGCCGGACGGTCACCCAGCCGATGATCGGCTGTCCCAGATCGTCCTGGCCATCGGCAGGGCGCTGGATCTCTACGCGCTCGCTGCGCTGGCCGGCCCTCATACGCCCAGCCCCACGCGGTAGGGTTGGAGGAAGTCTCGCGCGCCCATCGGCAAGTTGACAGCCGTGACGCCAAGCACCACCTCCTCGCGGTTGACGTACAGATGGCCCGCCGTCAGCAGCACAGCGGCATGAAACTCGGCGTTCGCGACCATCGGGTCGTCACCAGCGGTCCCAGCTTCGACCGCTGCCGCCATCGCAGCCTCGTCGCTGTAGACCTTCCGGTTCAGGAATGACATCGCGGCGCCCTCAGCCGCCGCGTGGTAGATCCCGATCAACTGGTCCTCGTTCGTCCACGTGACCCGCAGGTGCGACTTCACCATGTCGATAGCGAGGATCGGCATGTCAGGCTCCCCTGGCCTTGGCTTTCGTCTTCGCCTCGGCGGCCGCCTTCTCCTTCTCGGCGGCAGCTGCGGCCTCGGCAGCGAGACGCGTTTCCTCTTCCTTCCGAGCTTGCTCTTCGGCAGCGGCCTTGTCGCGCGCAGCCTGTTCCTCGGCCTCTTGCCTTGCCTTCGACTCCGCGGCGGCAAGGTCTTCGGCCTCCCGCTTCGCCCTGGCTTCGGCCTGCGCAGCGGCATTGGCGTCCACCACTCCCCTCACCTTCGCCTCGTCGGCGTCGGTGAAGACGCCCTTGAAGTGCGCGCGCAACGCGCCCACAAGGTAGTCGGCATCCGTTTCGTCCTGCGGGATGCTGGCCAGCGCCCTGTCCAGCTCGGCACGGGCCACGGTCGAGCGGTGTTCGTCGTCCTTCACCAGCTCGGCGGCGCCCGTGTCGATGAAATGCTGTGCACGGCTGCTGTCCAGCTGGACGACCGTGCCGGCGCGCGGATCCGGCGCCTTGAACTTGATCTTCATGATGATCTCCACGGAAGTGACAAAAGCCCGCCGAAGCGGGCCCCTGCTGGTCGGCTGACGCCGATCAGGCCACGTTGCCGAAGTCGCCGTAGATGAACGCCTCCGGGCGGTACACCGCCAGAGCCAGGCGCTCTTCGGCCAGGATGGTGACCATGTTCTTCACGAAGTCGTCTTCGTTCTCGGTCGCCACTTCCACCCGGGC